GAAACACTATCAATAAAAGAACGAGAGGATATAAGATTAAAGTTAATCTCCGAAGAAGTCAAGCGATCGAAGTCACAAATAGTATCACGAGTCACTGCTAAAGGACTAATAAGTGATATGAAAGAAGAATTTCGAAATGACCGAAAGAAATTGGAGAAAACAGTAGAATCTGATCCTAAGTCTATATTGGAGGATGAGTCCGATGAGGAGGTGGATGCTAGTTTCGGGTCAAGTTTCTTTATGTGGATAAACAGTAAACATACACGTTTACAGCGTTTGTCAACACTTATTGGAGGGATATCCTTAACAACATTTTTGTTAGGGGCTTCAAGTATCTCTCTTATTACATTTGCGACATTTATGTCGCTTTATTTTATTAACATTTTTACTGCGTATCGTAGTAGTATTAATAAAGGCAGAGCAGTGCTTGTTCAAGTCGTGGCACCGCTCGGAGTTATATTTTACGATTTATTTGTAATAGCTAAAAGAGGAATTAAAAAGTTTAAACGTTTTACAGTTTGGCTCTACCTTGGAGGTATGGAGTTTTTTTTTGATTTGATAGAGAGAACGATAGCGTTAGCTATTACAATGAAGGAACAAACAACAATGTTTGTTAAGAAGAACACCTATTCTAGTATGTCTGTGGTGTCCAGTACGGCTGTACTGGTTTCGGCTATCTTTTTGTCTCCAGCATATGTGACTATTTTTACATTATGCACGGCCTTTACTGTAACTTATGCTGTTTTGTATAAGGAACCGAAGAAAGCTATACCTATTGCTGTTGCTATTGGCATAGTTGGGCTAACACTTTATGTGTTTAGAGATAAGATAAAAAAATATTTTTCTAAAGAGAAAAACCGTAGACAAGGTTTTTTTGATGATTTTCCAAAAATCCTTAGTTATATATCTGCTGCTGTAAGTATTGCTGCTGTAGCCAAGGCTGGAACGGAATCTAACCATTTTATAACATGTATTAAGAATTTAGTACATGCTACTCAAACTATAGCTGGTTTACCTAACTGGCTATTTAAGAAGACCGAAAAGTCTATTCTTGTTTCCCATGAAGCTCCTTGGGTTCATGGAACCCAAATTAATTATACTGACTTAGCAGCATTATTTGCCAAGAGAGATTTAGGGGATGGAATTGTTGTAGATGATTCTAATGGAGTATATGCTGTTATTAAGTTAAGTCCAAGTATTGATTATAATTTTGAAACTAAACAATACGTGATGGAAGATCTAGATATGTTAGCAAATTTTGAAAAAGGAACACTGGTCCCCGTTACATATATGAATATTGGGAAGATGCATTGGGATGAGATTGGTTATCCTGATTCCCATGAAGAGGTTAATATGTTTAGAATTATTAATCCTGAAGATTCTGATTCTGTGGTTGAGTCAGAGGCGACATCTTATTATAGAACAATAACTACCTTTTTGAAGGCTAACAAACTTGCGATAGTTGTGACGATGATATTAATAGTTGCAGCTGTATCTATATATTTTGTTTATGTAAAAAAATCTGATAGTGATATGCAGAAAAAGAGAAATCGAAAGGAGTCTTTTCCAGATTGGATACAAGTGTTTGGGGAAGACTGGGAAAGAAATTACTATCAAAAATTAATGAAACAAACTAAAGTTATGGATTGGAATTTTAATTTAAGACAGGCTCAAGCTCGTCATGCTTTTGTCAAACGTACTTATAACAGATATAAAGATGATGTCGCATCAATACCTTGGGACCCTAAATTTTATGACAAAGTAAAGAAAGAACTTAAAAGTTGTCAAACTGAACTGACAATAACTGAGAATTTTTATGATTCCTTGCATCAGATGGGTGATGTAGATTTTTATAATGAGAATGCTCCTAAATTTGTGGCTAAAGTTAAACAATTGGAGGAGGAATTAACTTATTTGGAATTAATAAATGATGATTTAGACCATAGGTGGGAACTTGAAGAGAAGAAAGAGTCTACCAAATTATCTAGACCCTTAAATAATAATGTACCTGTACATAAAGTTAAGTTTGATTTACAACCAACAGATACATTGATTGAAGTTAAGGAGAGTGTGAATTTGGATTTGATTAAATATTGTTCGTTGTGTGACGAACCGACAACTTCTGAAATCTGTGAGGATTGTGTCTCCAGAAAAGAAAGTGGACAACCTAAATATGTTTTAAAGAATAAAAAGAGTAAATATCCCAAAGTTAGCTTGTGCATTAGGTGTAATACTGAAGTGAAACCAGGCTTTAAGGAATGTGATAAGTGCACTAGAATTATATTGGAGGAATTTCGGACTTCACAACAATATTTGGAAAAACAGGAAGAATATGAAAAAACACGAAAAGAAATTAATGAAGATAAAAAGGAAGCAATTTCGCTCCAGAATCCTTCATACCCCTGTGATGATTTTGATCCGATAAATATCTATGTAAATGGAAATTTTGTTCAAAATGCAACTTATATGACAATAACAGGAAAGTGTAAGGGTAAACCTATTACTTTTACGGGTTTACTTTTAAATAAGCATTGCATTGATGAGTTGAAAGAACCTGAGATTACTGTTGAGTATAAGGGGAAGTTTTCTGCAATAAAACATTCTGATTTAATACATGATGATATGTTAATTTTCATACCCCAAGAAGCTTTAAAAAATAGAGCTATACTACAAGGGATGAAGCCATTGCATATGGCTGGTGCTAAAATTGGGTTGCCTATAATTACCAAGTGGAAGCATCCTAAGGTTGATAATTATTGTGGGTGTAAACAGTGCCAAAAAGGGGCACATATGTCAACAAACACTGCTTTTATACAGGATGAGATGATATCATTTCATGGAGAATCTGTGAAAGGGATGTGTGGAACACCTTATATACAATCTAACTATGTTGTTGCTATACACGAAAGATATGATAAAACTAATTCGATGGATAATATTTCACAAGGGATACCGTCTCAACGTGTAGCATTAATGTTTATTACATATTGTGCTGAGAAGAAACAGCATGTTACTTTTCAGTTGCGAAAAAACTAATTGGTGTCTCGTTACATGATGCTTTAGGGTCGCCTTTAGAGCATGGAATGAGTTTTCCAAATTTTTATACCTTCCAGAACATCAAGACTATAGGTAGGATAAAAAGAAGGCGTTTTAATAATATGCACAAAACACCTTTGTTTATGCAAGCGGACCCTGTAGCGAGACGATTACTTAACTATGAACCTCAACAAGGAGTAGTTAGAGTTACTGAAGATAATTTAGCACAGGCTGTAAAAAAATATGATGTGCCACAGTCTTTACCAGAGGGGAGGCTGTTGGATATTTCAGTGCAATATGTTATAGATTATCTATCAAGTTATATAAATATATCTGATCCTAAGGAAGTGATAGATATTGATCTTGATACTAGTCCTGGATATCCTTGGAATATGTATTGGAAAAAGAAGAAGGATGTACCATTAGATTTGGTATGGCAAGATATTCAAGACGGTGTGTTTAATACAATTTGGCAATTGTCAGCTAAACGAGAAAAGTTACCAATACCTAAGATAATGTTGAATAAGATTAGAACTTTTGTTATGCCACCCTACCCTTATCTTGTTTTACAGGGTAGGTATTGTGACGAATTTAATGAACAATTGAAAAATGTACCTTGGTCAGCATATGGTTTTAATTACCATTATCTTGGATTCCATAAGCTGTGTGCAAGATTGGATAAATTTCCACACAAAAGTTCAAAAGACATAAAAGGGTGGGATAAAGCTTACCCACTTAAACGTAAGGTATATAAAATACGTGAACATTTTACTCGATTGACTAATTCTCAACGAAAAGAATTTTGGGCCATGGCAGAACAAGAAATTAAACCCTGTATAATTTTGCCTAATAATCAGGTTATCCAGTTTCAGGAAACTGGACAGGTGTCCGGTTCTAGAAATACTACAAGTGATAATATAATTGGACATTTTATTATAGTTTTCTATGAAATACTTAGTTACTTCTATGAACGAGATTTAGATTTGCCAAGTTTGGCTCAAATAATGGATAATTGTGATAAATCAATATATTCTGATGATGTTATTCAATCACAAAGTAATGAGTATTCCTTTCTTAATGATGGAACCCGAACAAATGAAATTTATAAACGGTTCGGTATGGAGGTGGATATATCCGACTCTGAAAAATATAACGTGTCTGAAACGTTAGTTGGATTAACTTTTCTGGGGATGGAAGTGAGTGTATATCAAGACTACTTTGTCCCAGTTTATGAGTATTCTAAGGTTAAGGATTCTTCAATAATCCTTGAAAATAATGAAACCTATACCGAGCAGCTTGTTCGGTTTTTAGGATTGCTTGATTTGTTAGTTTTTACTGAGTATTATGATGATTATGTTAAGTTCATCAAACAATATTGTTTTGAAATAGGAATTGAACCCCCTTTCATGTATGCTCAGCGAGT